ATGCCATAGCGGATCAGCCCTCGCGGCTCTATCCCCAAACGACGCAGCGCCCGGGCATGGTGGTGATACGCCGCAGGCAACTCTCGTAAGGGGATAATGACGTAGTGTCTCATGAATCAGACAAGTTCTCGATGGCGACGGGGAATGTAGCTGTCACTCTGATCTGCCAGGGTCGATAGATTTTCACGTTCGGCGACCATGACAGACAGGATCGGTCCACTGATCGTACCCACCAGACGTTCCTCGTCCAATGGTGGTCCTTCCGTCCACGGCAGGGTAATGCGCAAGGCGGTCATCAGATCGCCCTGTACACGTGCTGCCGCAGCGGGGTCCATTCCAGGTATCCGCATCAGGTAATCTTCAGGTGTGCGGTTCACCGGCTTGGTGAACTCTACCCCGAATTGCTCTACGGCCGCTTGCAGTACGTAGACTGCATGTACGCCGAATTCGTGGGAATAGGGATGGTGCTCCAATACGTTCCAGATCAGGACCATCAATTCACTGACTCGCCAGCGATAGTCCGACATGGTTACTTGCCCAGCGTACGGATACCACCGGTCTTACCGGCGCGACGAATCTCAGCCAGCGAACCGCGATTGGCTTCACCGTAGAGATGATCCGGTGCCAGCGAATGGACATCCATGTTTTCCTTGGCGCGGGTCTTCCACTTACCGGACTTGATGTTCTCTTCCCACTCGCGAATGCGGAAGTCACCCATGTTGCTCAGCTTCAGATCGATCCGATCCAGCTTCTGGATCATGATGGGGATCTGACGGATCTGGACCTGACCGGACACGGGCGAGTTGATCTGAACCGGACGCAGCTGCGGGGTGGAACTGCCGTCGATGGCTACCGTGGCAATGCGGTCGGGAATCCAGACCTCTTCTTCGGTGGTCGACTTTTCCACCTGATAGGTATCGCGACGTTCCAGGGTGAACATGTCCCAGGTGTTCTCAGCAATACCCATCTGCTGACCGATCATGTTTTCCATCATCAGCCACAGTGGATCGAGCACGTCGGTGTAGATGGCATCGTAGTAGTCGATGATGCGTTCATCCTCGGCGGTGAGTTCGGCGTCCACTGCCTTGGCGCCCTTGCGGTGCACCGGACGATACTGACTTTCCGACATCCATCCGGAGATGTGCCGTCCCATCACGTCTTCCATGACTTCCCACCAGTTGCGCCAGTCGCTGTTGATCCAGAGCATGCGCTCTTCCAGGTTCAACTTGAACATCGCATAGACGATCTCATACGCCGGCGCATTTTCCAACTGTTTTTCCAAGAACGGAACTTTGCGCTGGACACCGAGGCGCTGCAAGGCCATCTGCAGATGCTCTGCAAAATGGTTGAGCGGCACGATGTACTGAACGTTGAGCGAAGACATTGCAGAGTCCCTCAGAAAGGTGGTAATGGTGGGGGTGCCACCAAGTAAGACATGCGAAATACGAGATTCTGATCCAGAGAGATCGTGCGTAGCTGGTCACTCAAGTGCGATGAGGTAATCCAGTACAGCGGGCTCAGGGCCATGTCCTCGAAAGGAAGGGTTGCGTTACGGAACTCGCCGTCTCGCGAAATCAGATCCATCCACATCGCCTCCATCGCCGTACCGATCACGGTATAACAGTCATGGGTGATGTAGTGCATGATGAATGCCACGTAGATCTGCATCAGAAGCGTGTCATCTGCATCGGAGGCCGGCTCGTAGATCCGACGGTAGCGTCGAGCATCGTAGCGAGTACCTCCGTACAGGCCGTGGCGTTTCCACATCACGGCATTGATACGGGAGATTTCAGGAAGGCGTCTCTCCATCAATTTGTGGAGTAGGGGGAGACAGCCTTCGAAATGATCGCGTAGGCTGAACGTGTAACGAGCTTCAACCAGAGGAATGTGGGTCATGGGATTTCCAGGATAGCCTACTCTTGGATGATATATGTCTGAAAGTCCGTAAGAGGCGGCACAGGCGTACTACATAAGAAGAGGTAGATTGGTAGCTTTTTACTCTGCAAGCGCCTCAGAGAGCGAAATAGACGGCATAGAGCCACTCCCCTGTGAAGGGGAGTGGCTCAGTCCTCGTAGTTCACTTGCACGATCGTACGATGGTCGTTGATCTTCAACAGCGTGATGCTTTCTGGGCGCGTTTCGAGGGAATGGAACACGCGGGGACTCAAATGACTGGACAGGATCTGGGCATGTCGGCCCATCATGCAGGCAAACTGATCTGCCCGTTGAGCGAACCGGGTCTGGTGCTCGTAGCTCTCAGCGTGCCCGTCGATGGGGTCCAACATCTCAGCCACTTCGCCGACCATCTTGTCGTAGAACAAGTCGGGTCGCTTTTCCAGACCGGACAGATAGCAGTCCTCCCAGAAATGCAACCCGTACTCGATGGCTAGGTTCGGGTCCAATCGAAGATCGGCTAACATGCCGCGATCTTCGGTGGTGATCCAGTCACTTTCCCCAACCGGAATGGAAAGTCGTACGGACTCGCTCATCCCTTAGCCCACGTGACCTTCACCACAGTGCGGTCATTGCAGTTGGTCACACTGGCATCCATGATGAATCCATCGTCGTCAGGCTGCGGTTCGGGCATGGGGAAGTACGTCTCCGTCATGCGCACCGTACGTTCGATCATGGGAACCAGTTGGGGCATGAACTCGTTGACCATATCCGAGGCGGAAATGTCATCGGTTCCTTGGTCCTCCTCATCAAACAAACGGTTGATGATGTTGTTACAGACACCACTGACAGCAAAGTCAATCATGTCCTCACCTTCTGGCTTGATCCCGCGACCTTCCTCCAACGCCATGAAGGCGTGGGTCATTAGGGTGTCGGGGGTTTCGCCCAACTTACCTAGGCGGTCTACGTCCTCTTGAGGAAAGACCTGCGAGTAAGACACCGGGACCGAGAACGATGCAGACTGTTCCTCGTTGACGGTGTGGGGGCGCCAGTTGATGTGGCCGTCCTCTTCGCGAGCGAAGAAAGGAGGGGCTTCAGCAAGATCGTGCAAGATTTCTTGGTTCATCCCAAGCTCAGTCCTTCATTGGGGCGATTGATCGCCACGTGTTTCGTGGGGTCGTAGAACTCACGCTCGAACCGGTTATGCCACACGCCGGTACGGCAAAGGGAGCACAGCTGCTCCTCCTTCAGAGAGGGCAGGCACGGATAGACCAGATCGGTCACTTCCATGCACGAGCACTGATTGCAGACAAACTGGTTCATGATTGAGTCCTACGCATTGAATGGGGGTGAGTGGTCATAAAATACCTAAGCCCCGTCAAGGACTCAGGTATTTTAGACGTTCAGTTACAGCCCCGTGGCAAAGCGGGGATCGCGCCAGTTCGGTTCGAACAGGGCCTTGCGGATCACGTAGGTGAGCAGGCCGATGTTCCACTGGACCGTCGGTCGACGGTTTTCCTTACGCTGGCGCATTTCGCGCCGGAAGGCGTTGGTCTCGTTGACGCGCGGCATCATGCGCTCCAGCAGCTCCATACGGGCTTCGGCGCTTTCCTGGATGCCAGGATCGTTGGCGACGGCTTCGTCGATCAAGACGGCCTGTTCGCGCACCATCGTTTCCAGGGCCGGGAATTCCTTGAAGGAGGCCAGGGTCTGGTCGATGTCGTTGTGGCCTTGCAGAGTGGCCACTGCGGTCAGCGCAGCAACCATGCCGGGGCTGGCAGTTTCGGGGGTGATCGGTTCCATGGGTAACTCGATTGGCGGTGGAAAAACCCCCGCCCCGAAGGGCGGGGATCGGGACTTACAGGACCAGGTCGCCGTCGGTCTGGGCATTGCCCAGCAGCGAGTCGTGGCGCACGCGGGCCTTGCGCTGGGTTTCCAGCTCGGCGATGCGCGAGGTCAGGCGCTTGGCGATGGCCGGGATGCCTTCGAAGGTCAGCACCAGGTGCAGCGGCAGCAGGCTGTGGACGGCCTTGGCTTCCGGATAACCGGTGCAGCTGTACTCGGGCACGATCTCACGGCCGGCGTCATCCGGGCTGGCCAGCAGGCTGGCGATGGCGATCGGATCGGCGATCTGGGAGACGTTGGTCGAATCGCAGATCATCAGGCGCGCCAGGCGAGCTTCGGCCGAGGTGGCCTTGGTGAATTGCACCCAGTTCTGGATGTCCTTGGAGTCCAGTTCATCGTTCTGGCGCGAGCACAGGATCGAGATCATGCTGATCACGTACTGGCTGTCCTTGTCGATGGACGAACGCTTGTTGTCGCCGTTGTCGTTCTGGCGGTAGTACATCGCCACCGGCAGGCCGCGCTTCTCGGCGGTGTGCTCCAGGCCCTGCAGGGTCTTGAGGGTGTTCTCGGCAGCCTTGGCCGAATCATCGGCACCGACCACGATGGCGATAACCGGCAGGCCACGGGCCAGCAGCTCGGACAGGATCAGCGGACCGAACACCGAACCGGAACCGCCGGCGCCGGAGAAGACCACGATGTTGAAGTCCAGCGGCTTGAACTGCTGCAGGATGTTGGGGATGTTCTTCAGGATCTCGGGATGGTTCTCCGAACGGATCGCGCCCGAACCATCGGCGCCTTCCAGCACGAAGACCTGGTCGGCGCTCAGGCCGGCCTTGCTGAAGTTGGAACGGGAGGTATCGATGTAGGCCGGCTCCACGGAGGAATAGCCCGGTTCGATCTCGCCCTTGAAACCATCGAAGTAAGAACCGATGTTGACACCGAAGCCACCGCAGGCGTACAGACGGACGCGGCCGCGGTCGGTGGAGATGTTCTGCTGTTGCATTGTTTTTCCTTGGAGTCGGTGCTAGTGGACAGCGAGGGGATCAAGGGACGGGTCCATGCAGGTGGCAACCAGCAGGGCAACGCCTTCGATCAGTTTGGCCCGGGCACCTTCGATGCCCAGTTCGACGTAGATCTCCTGCCAGTAGTCCAGACGGGCAACTTCGGCAGGGGTAAGGCTACGCACGGAATAGAAGCTGGGGTAACTGGTGGCGATGCGCTCCACGTCGGTACGGAAGACCGAGCGCAGTTTGCAATCACGACCAACCATGAGCAGGACCGACTTACTGAGGTCACGCTCGGTGCAGCGCTGGCGACTGAACAGCTCATCGCCGGTGTACACGCTCATGTGCAACGTGTCACGACCCACTTGGATGCTGACGGTCAGACCCGACTCAGCGTCGGCGGCCATCTTCATGAAGACATCGTCGTTGGACAGGATCGCGCGGGCCAGCTCTTCGTGGATCTCCAGGCTGACATCACGCGGCTTGTAATTGTGCTGCTGGCTGGTATACCACCCGTAGTTGACGGGCAAACCAGTTTGTTTGATAGCGCTCATCAACTTCCCCCTTGAATGGATAGTCCTCTACATCATCATGGTTCGCCTTACCATGGGTAATGTGTGGATGAAAACAAATAGCTGAAGATTCACCTCAAAGCTATGAGACAATTCCTTTGGTGTACGCCATGACCATGACCCCCGTTCAAAAGGCCATCGCTGATGTCAAGCGTTTGATCCCGCCGCAGATCTTGCAGGTCGCGTTCATGGATCAGAACTTCGGCCCCAACCTGTTCCAGTTCGCCCAGAGTCGCAATGCGCTCAGTCTGGATGCGATGATCCGCGAGAAGATCGTGGAAGCTCGCGTCATGGAAGATAGCAACATGACCGGCGGTACGCTGGTGGTAGTGCCCCTGTCCGGTTTGGAGCAGGAGTATTACAACCAGGCCACGATCGTGGTGCGCATTCCGATGGATCGCACGCAGAACCGGCGCATTGTACGCGCCCTGTCGGTGATGATCGGTCTGGAGACGCTGCCTTCGTCCTACAACTACGGCATGTCCAACTACTCGGATATGTTGTCTGCGGGTGGACAGGTGGTGGCTTCGCACACCTCCATGCCGGTGCAGTCCACTGCTCGCGTGCAGCTGATCGCTGAGAACACGGTGATGATTGCCGACCAGTCGATCCTGCCCTCTACCATGCAATTGATGTGCATGGTAGAAAATGACATCGACTTCTCGCACATGCGCTCGATGACCGTTTCCAAGTTCACCAAGCTGGTGGAGTACGCCGTCAAGGCGCACATCTACAACGAGCTGGTGATCCCCATCGCTGAAGGTGAAATGCGCGGTGGTATGGATCTGGGTCGGTTCAAGGAAATCGTCGACGGTTACGCCGACGCCAACGAGAACTACGAGACCTACCGTGAAGAAGTCTGGATCAAGGTTCAGATGCTGGACGACTTCCATTCGCGCAACCGTCATCTGCGTCAGGTGATGGGTGGCGGCAAGTAACGAAAAGAAAAAGCATAGGGCCCCTCCCAGCCATTGCGGCTGGGAGGGGTTTATGTCAGCTACGGTAACCGTAGTGATCGTTGAAGGACACTGACCGTACCAGTCGGTTGCTGTGCCTGCTATTGGCACGCACGCTGCGCTCGCGCAGGGGTACGTTCAACTCACCCAGCAGTTCACTGAGCAGGGGAGTCGCCGGCCAGGTCAAGAAGTCCAGTTCAGCGAACAGGGTCTTCAGGGCATTCGGATCGGCGCAGTTGTGGAGAAAGCGCAAGCGATTAGCAAGCTTGGTCAAACGATCCATCTCCGCATCGGTGAAGGTGCGTGGGGGTTGCATTGCACCGTTGAGTTGCCATTGATCCAACGCCGACACGTAATTCTCGATTTCGTATTCAGCCACATCAGACCTTAGGGTCTGTCGATCGTTGAGCTTTTCGTCCCTGATTTTACCCAGCACGCGATTACTGTAGAGCTGTGCGGCCAATTCCTTGAGGAAATGAGCGGCCGTCTTGGGCATGCGGCCACCGCCCATGTGCGTGGGATGTGCCGGATGTTCGTTGTAGGTCACCTCCCACGACGTGGAGCCGTCCGGATTGCGGAAAGGCGTCCAGCGCTTAGCGATGATGTCATCGCCACGGAAAACGCGGCAGTGGATCTCGTCAGGGGTAACCATCCAATCCGATTCCGGGTTGAAGGACCCCATGTGAGAGAGCATTACGCGCATCGCCTTATTTTCAGCGATGTACACCGCGTGCATCGAAGCACGGCCGAAGATCATGCCATCACGGACGGGATTGCCTTTGATGAGGTGGTAGATCAGGCCATCGAAATCTTCAACCGTCTCAGCGATGGCTTCGCGCAGCGCGGCCATCTGTTCCGGAGATTCCGGAATGGGACCGTAGTCTCCGGTCAGCTGCATGATCGAGTTGGTCACATCGTCAGCGTTCATCGGAATGGCGGCCGGGGTGAATTCGTTAACGTGGTTCATGTCAATCTCTCTGAAGGAACGGCATAGAAGTGAAAATGGGCAGGGAGTGCCGTTGTTCTCCCTGCCCATCGGTGAATCAGTCTTCCTTGGTCGGCAGATAACGGTGGGTGCGATCGCCAACGCGGCAATCCACCCGTGCCACCTGAGCCGGGTTGCGGTTGATGGTACGCAGGATCTCCTGACCGCCCTGCGCCTTGCAATCAGCGACGGCTGCCGTGAGCTGCTCCTCGCTGAAGATGCGCACACAGCCCGTCAGACTGGCCATGAGTGCTGCCGCGATGAGGAACTTACGCATCAGCCTTCTCCTGCGGGAGCTTGTACTGTTCCACCACCTTCGAATCGGCCAACCCAGGCGGTACGTCCAGGATCGCATCAGTGGCCAGATGATTCACGCCACGAATGGCGTTCTTCTGCTGGAGGGAAGTCAGTCCGAAGTAACCCACCCGCATCTGGCCCAGCGTGATCTTCTTGGCCAGCGTGTTGCGGGAAGAAGCCAACGCCTGATGGCGCACTACAGTCCCATCCACGCTGAGGATCATGTAGTGCAGACCGGGCACGTCGCGCTGCATGCGCTTGTGGAAGGCTTCCAGCGTTGCCTTGTCCGGCAGGCGCTGCTCCCACGAGTAGCCCAGGCGCGGATGCCCGCCTTCAACCCAATGGGGGTCGAGGAGATGGTTGTCGTCCAGCCGCAGGAACTTCACCATCAGCCCTTCACGATGGAGAATCTGGGCTTCGACACCGGCCAACTCGATCCGGTACTGCGTCCCACGATCGGGGCGCCTCGGACAGGTGGCGTTGTTGATGTAAACATAGTCGCTCGGTGGCGGCATGAGGGTCTTGCGCATTTTGGAATTCCTCCTCAGGAATTTAGGCAACATAACGCCCCACGATCGGAAGATTGCGGGTGTAAGCGTTACGTAGGAGGGTGGTCCAGCCCGCCGGGTCAGGGATCTTGGTGTAGGCACCGACCCAGTTGGAGAGCGAATGGTCGACACCGGCCGGTGTCAGGAAGTCCAGTCGTTCGAACAACCACTGCGCGAAGACGGGATTTGCTTCGTGATGCAGGTGTTGCAGCTTGCCGATGTGTGCGCTCAGCTCGGTGATTTCATCGGCGGTGAACTGACGGTTCATGTTGCCGTCGAACAGGTCCCAGGACTGCAGCGACCACAGCAGGATGTTGCGATCTTGGTTATTGAGCTTGGTGTTGCTGTTCACCTGCTTGTACACTTCACGCAGGAACTGCTGTGCATCAACGGGGATGCTCCCCTGACGCAGGTACAGCGGATCGCGTGCATGTTCGTTGTAGGTGCACTCCCAGACCTGATGGGCGCTCTGGTTCTGGTACAGCTGCCAGACCTTCTTGCGCTCCACGCCGTTCTCCAGCACGGAGCGGATGATCTTGGAGGCGGAGACGTGCCAGACGCTTTCGGGCATCAGTGTCCGGTAGCTGAAGTCGCGCGCTTCCAGAATGTGCTTTTCTTTGTCATAGACGCAGAACTGCTGACCATCCAGCTGAGCGGTCACGTGGTAGTACAGTTTCCCTTCCAGGCCACGAGTCATTTCACGCAGCTGTTCCAGCCGGATGGCGAAGTCGTCCACATACTCCAGCGGTTGGCCGAAGTCGTGGAGCAACACCACGTAGAACGGGGTGCCATCGTTGCCGGTGTACATGTCAGCGGTCCGGGGGATCGCAGCGTTGCGCGGGGTGTAGTTCACGTGCATCGATTGTTCGGTGTTCATAGTCAGTTTACTCTCTTCAGTAGGGACGGCGTGGATAAAAGACGGGGAGTGCCGTTACGCTCCCCGCCAGTGAATTACTTCAGTCCTTCCAGATCAACGCGAGCGGATGAACTGTTTTGGGGTCTTCGCAGTTGTGGCGGATCTTGTCCATGGTACTGGGGCGCATCAGCGGGGAGCGGGTAACTGCCAGTTCCACGTCGCGGTCGCGCTGAGCCAACCACTTTTCGTAAGCATCATCGAACCGGGCACGTTCCACATCCGGATTCTGCTTTTCGTAGTGGGAGTAGATCAGGTCACGCATCTCGGCGCTGTTGATGTCGACCTTATCGACCGAGGATTCGTCGACGGTCTTGAGGATGACCCCGAACGGAGTCAGCGCGTGATTGATGAAGCTGCGCTGGCGTTCCTGACGACCCGTGGCCTGAATGACGTTCAACTCGCCCGGGGTCAGCGGCACCGCGAGACGCTGGGCGATATGTCCGGCGAACATCTGCTTCCGCGAGGAGCTGACGCCATCACTGAGCGCGCCCGCCCAAGCGGCCAGTTCGAAGTCCGATGCCAGTCGAATCGGCTGGGGGCGACGGGGTTTCGGTGCCGGGCCCTCCGGGTCTTCAGTGAGCATCTTGCGAATCACTTCGCGATGTTCAGCCTGACTGATTTCACCGACGTCGATGGTGAAGTCGTCTTGACCACTGTTCAACGCATCGCCGTCGAAGTCGCGCCCGTGTTCGAAGAACGGGATATTGTCCAACACCGAACCATCGAATTCAGCGTTGCGCGGATCGAGGCCCAGAACGCCATTCTCCAGACCCGGCAGAATGTCCGCAACGTGCATGTCGGACTTCGGACGGAGCAGACCCAGATAGTCCACGATCTTCGGCGCTCCGAAGTCACCGGCCATGGCGATCAGTCGCTTGTTGTGACGCGCCGACGACGGACCCTCGTACAGTTCGATGCGAACCGGACCGTACTTCGAGGTGGTTTTGAATGCATCCACGTTTTGCGCCAGCCGGCACAGCCTTTCGAACTCGCGCGTGGCACTTGCTTTGACGTAGCCGCGCAGACGGGTGCGGGCCACAACTTTACCGTTACGGGTACCGCGGACCACAATGTGGAAAGGACGACGCTTGATATAGGAACTGGACATGATTCAGGCCTTGTCGAAGGTGAGGAGTTGGGACTGGGTGAACGTGGCGACCTGGGCGATCTCCTCCACCGTCAGGAAACGACGGTAGCTGATCTCCGGCTCGTACAGGTCCACGTACAGGCCGCGACGATCGCGGACCAGCGGCTCGACCTTGTCGTTGGGGCCGACCATGAAGCCCAGCTCGCCATTGTTGCGCCAGCGCACGTCGTAGACCGGCTCACCGATCGGTTCCATCTCGCAGCGGTAGAAGTTGGCACGCACCTCATCGGCGGTGATGACCACACGCATCAGGTACGGGACGTTAGCCACCGGCAGGGCGGCATGGAAATGGGGATCGCTGGCCAGCAGTTCCCAAACCGGCTTGTGAGCCAGCTCGGAGCACTTGTACAGGCGACGGGAGACTTCCAGGTGGCGCTCATTGCGCAGCACCAGGTTGTCGCGTTCCGGAGCGAAGAGGCTGGAGAAGAAACGGCCAATGGAACGGGTCGGGCGGGAGATGGTCAGTTGCATGGTAGTCACCTTGTAGGTAGAGGAAAGGAGAAATGACTAAATGGGGGAAGGAGGCCCGGCTACCGAAGTAACCGGGCCGGTGTTGCTTTACGGCGCGCGGGTGAGTTCGATCTGATTGTTCTCGAGCAGTGCGGCCCAAGCTTCAGATTCAGTATCGAAGACCAGCTTGCCGTCGACCACATGGGTCGGCAGGCCGAAGAACGCACGGGTCAGGCCGGCATCACTCACCGACAGATCCTGCGAAGCCAGTTGGTCGTAGAAGTCCTGGTCCATACCGAGCACCACTGCCGGGTCGATGTACGGACCCTCCAGGCTGATCAGTTTGGCCAGCAGACTCTGCAACACTTCATCGACCATCAGGCCATCACCGCCCAGGACGTAGTTCACGCCACAGAAGGCCGGCGGTGCCGGATCTTCGCCTTCCTCGACCGGAGCCGGGAGGGTGAAGTAAAGACCGATTGCGTGCCCCGTCGAACTGGGGTCGTTACCGACCGCCATCATGCTCGTGGGACCAACGTAGGAGACGTAGCTCTTCATCAGATTTCCTGCTTTGGTAAAGGGCCCATTCCTAGGCCCAGTGGATCACTCTCCCTTGCGGGAGGCGCTGTGGGGGTGTGCCTTGATGATCTGGCTGACCCGTGCTGCGGTCAACTCGAACATCTCAGCCACCTCCTTCACCGTGAACCCGGCCTGGCGTGCGCGATAAATCGCCAGGTTGCGGGTCTTGGTGATTTCGTTGCTCACCTTGCGCAGCTTTTCCACGTCGCGGTAGGTGAGTACCATGTTCGGTTTCAGGAATTCACGCACCTTGCGCACACAGCGCAGGGCATCGCCCAGCAGTGCGTTGACCGGATGGTGACGGGTGATCTTGGTGGACTTGGCCATGGGTGTCTCGTTTTCTCTGATTGAGGGTAGGTGTGTTACGAGGGTGTTGCAGGAGAGGCCATCCTTGGCCAAAGGGAATTACTTGACGCGGATCTGCACCAACAGCGGCCGCACGTCGACGAGACCCTGGTCCAAGGTCGTCTGCTCTTTCTGGGCGTATTCGGTGTTGAAGATCTCGCGGTACAGCTCGGGCACCTGGATCTCCATGCCGTGACGACCGCCAGCCGAGATCCGCTCACGCTGACCCTCGGTCATGCGCATGTCGCGCAACAGGATGGCTTCACGCAACAGCGCGGTGAGCATGGCCGCCTGATGCGGGTCATCGGATTCGATGGTCACGCGCACCGGCTTGGCGTCCGGCCACGGATCGCCGCCTTCGATGTCCGCACGCATTTCTTCACTGCGCTCGTAGAAGGCGGTGACCAGCTCTTCGTTGCTGAAGATCCAGCCGCTGAAGCTGCCGGCAGCGTTGGCGATGTCGTCACCGTTGACACGGATCTCGGCCAGCGTCAGCTTGCGATCGACATACTTGAAGAAGAACGCCAGGCGATCGTTTTCCGGATTACCGGCCGGCACGTCGTGCTTAGCCGGCAGGACGAACAGCACGGCGTAGTAGATCGCACCGGTGGCCGGCTCCTCGTACCAGTACATGCCATCGCCGAAGGTGGTCCACAGCTCGCTTTCTTCGATGTTCAGCTGGCGCGCCAGCGGATTGCGACCATTGCGCTGGACGGTGATGTCCAAGATGCGCACGGCATTGGCCTGCATGTCGCTGAACAGTGCCACGACATCAACCGGCGGTTTCGGTACCTGGTTCTTCGACAGGTCCACATCGTAGAAGAACGGGATGATCTCAGCCAGCATCGGATAGCCGCAGGTCTGGTTGATCAGATTGATGACCGCCGGACTTTCATTGCGGTCGTAGCTGTAGACCAGCTCTTCGTTGTGACGGATGTGGAACTTCTCGATGTCGTAGTTCTTGGCATCATGGGTCATTTCCATCATGCCGATGGTCACGACACCGAACTCGTCGTTGGTCAGGGTGACCGTGAGCGTCTTGTGGGTGGGGATCTGCGACAGGACGGCCTTGAGGTCATCGTGTTCGAAGGTGCCCTGCTGCATGGCATCGGCGAAGTTGCGCTTGATGACGTCGGCCAGCTCATTGATGGCGGTCGAATTATTGTCGATGTGGACGGGGTGCATGTTGATTGAATCCTTGGACGATAGAGGAAAGGGAAAGGAGGAAGCGAAAGGCAGTCGCCCGTGGGCGACTACAGTTCAGTGGACGTTGAGGCTCACGCGCAACGGGCGCATGTCGATCAGTCCTTCGCGGAGCATCTGGCGATAGGTATCGATGGACCCGCCGACGCCGCTCTCGGGATGAACCACGTTGACAACAACCTGGCTCTTCTCGCGATTGATCGGATGGGGATTGGCCGCAAGATGTTCCTGCAAAGCCTTCTCCAGCACTGCCACGACTTGGCCCACTTCCGACGCCGTGCCGTACAGCTGGTCGTTGAGGTGGATGGTGACATTGACGTGCGGGACGGGGTCCGGCGACGGGCTTGCGAACACCTGCGGCGTCTTGGGGGTTTTGTCGAGGACTTCTTCCTCGTACGTCAGATCGACATCGACGCTGGACAAATGCCGATCCATGTTCACCATCGCCTGCTGCGTTTCCTCGTTGAAGTTGAAGAGGAGGTCTTGGCTGTTGAAGAACCAATCGACGATCACGGTTCCGGCGACCTCGATCAGGAAGGCGTTCACCAGGCCCCAACGGCCAATCAGTTTGGCAGTTTCCTTCGCAGTGAACCTCACGACCACTTTGACCGGGTCCTGTTCGGGGGCGGTATAGATGACGGTCAGCTCATGTTCATCACCGACGCTGGTGGTCTCCGCCGACAGGTTCAGGCGATCGGCGAATTTGCCGCGCAGCTCACCGAAGCAGACACCGACTTCGGTGATAAGACTATCGACGCAGTCGATGCCAGTACGGTTGGGATGGAACGGCATGGGAAAGATCCTTGGTTGTTTGAGGAGTAGGGATGGATCGAAAGAAGAAGGGTGGCCGTCCTTGGCCGGCTGCAAACTTACGACTGACCGCGACAGAAGGCGTGGTCAGGCTCGACCGGGCAGAACTGCTTGCGCCATTCCAGCATTTCCGGCTGGACCGCACCCACCAGCACGCCTTGGCCGTTCAGGCAGACGGTGGTGCAACGCAGGGTCGGGTCGAGTACGTCGTGGTTGGACAGGTAGGGAATCCACGTGGCCAGTTCGGCTTCGGTGATTTCATGTTCCTGTGCTTCGAAGGTGCACCACACCCCGGTCTGCCCATTGTCGATCTGGCAGTCCAGCGTACGGAAGAACGGGTACTTGCCGTCGTACTTGGACTCGAAGTCCGGACTGTACTCGTAGGCATCGATGTTCTGCACCGCGTAGGCCTGTTCGAACTTGTTCAGGCGCTGGAGGTACTCAGCCGAATCCGGCGGCGGGACCAACACGTCCGGTTCGTCGGGAACGTCCGGGATGGTCGGGTCCACCAGCGGCTGCGATGCAGCTGCCTGGACGTCGGCAGACGGGGGCGGATTGGTGGACGGGCAACCGGCCAGAACCAGCACCAGTGCAGACAGGGACAGCAGATGACGCAGTTTCATGAGATACCTCGTTGTAGAGATGGGCGGAATTGCCCAGTTACTTACCAGCCTTGCCCGCCGTGTTGGGCGAACGTACGACCGGGGCGTTCGCTGTACGTACCCATGCCACGTGGACCCGGCGGTTCAGCGGACAGATCCTTACCTTCGTTCGTTGCCTGGATGCGCTCCATGCGAGTGATCGCATGTTCTGCGGTAGTCGCTGCCTCGAAGCTACGGCAGGACCAGCCCATCGACATGGTCAACATGAGACCAGACTCATCCGGGAACTCGTACTTGACCGTGCCATACTCGGCCACGTTGGCAAATTCGGACGGGACCTGATATTTCTCCAAGTCCACAAACTTCAGTCGACGCATTTCTGCGCGCATCTGCTGGCCGGTTTCGGTCGGGACATTCACGCGGATGCGGTAGGCGATTTCCCCCGAAGCCTTGTTCCAGACGTAACCGAGGATGGGGCTCGACTGGTTGATGAAATCAGCGGCCGAACGATCCATGTACAGCGAGTCCACGGTGTTGAAGTGCGTGATGCCGAAGTTCGGGAAGCTGGGGATGTTGAAGATCCTCGCCTTGTCGTACACTTCCTTGCGGGTCTTGCAACCGCGAATGACCGGCAGTACACTGCACAGCACATCGTAGCTGACATCGTTCTGACTCACCCAGGCACGAAGCATCGGACGCAGCTCTTCATCGACCATGTAGTGATTGAACACTTCGTCGAGCTGCTCCAGGTTCGGGGTGTGGAAGCTGAAGGAGTAGCGAAAACGACCCGGGCGATGGACCATGAAGTTGCTCAGTTCGTTGTCATGGTTGGCCGTGACCAGATAGAGCGATCCCAGGCGCGAGGCGCTCCCGAAGAAGCCCAACAGGTCGTCGCGGTTGCTGTTGTCCTTGTCTTCGCGGTAGACCTTACCGAACTCATCGAAGTACCACACAGCCGGACCGGCAGCGGCCGACACCAGCTCCAGCACACTCAACGGCAGGATGGTGTTGACGCGGAACACCGGCAGACCCAGCTTCAGGTAGTGGTTGCACACGTCTTCGGCCAGCATGGTCTTACCGCTACCCTTGATGCCGATCAGGATAACGCCGACGGACGGTCCAACGCGATCGTAGTCCTCGGTAAGGACTTTGCGGAATTCGTTGTGGTCACCGAACTTGCGTTCAGACACCAAGAACTTGTCCTGCAGGGTGAACAGCTTGACACCGGTATCGGTGAGGACGATCTCATAGACCGCCGGGCGCAATGCCTCCAGTCGATCCTTGTCCGAGTATGCGCTCACGCAGATGTGGGAGCCGTGGTCCAGCAGCAGGGTTCTGTTGTTCATAGTCAGTTCTTTGAGGAAGTCGAGGGAAATGGGTGCTGCGGTAAAAGGTGGTGGGGCCCGGGACGGAGGAGAGTCCCTAGTGCGGGGGCTGTTACGCCCAGGGTCCGCGCCCGGACCCCACCGTAAAACTGGTTACTTCACGAACAGGTGTTCGAAGCCGTAGTCTTCATCATCGGTATCGTACTTGGCCAGCGGGCGCTTGAGCACCTGCGTCAAGCCGCGGCCGTGGACGGTCGGACCGAACAACTTCAGACGGGTGACATGCCAGCCACAGCCGTTGTCATGCTCTTCGATGAAATCGGTGAGGTAAGTCACCAGCTGCTTCAGGCTCTCGCTGTTGGCCAACTTGCTCGACAGCCAGTCGTGACAGATCTTTTCGGCCAGCTCGGGGTTGCTGTTGATGTGGATCGGGGTCGCGATCAGAAGGCGCGGCGGCGCGTAGTGCTCGAGGGCATCGGTCTCATAGCCCACCAACAGCGAGCATCCGCCATCGGGAACGTTCACCATGTCGGTGGAGAGGACCAAGGGGATGGCAGTGTCAATGCCGTCGAGGAGGATGGTACGAGTGGTCATACAAAGTCCCGTTTAAGGATAGAGGTTAGTGTTACGGGGTACAGCGGGTACTACGTTACAACGAGGAAAGATATACGGTCGATCCGCCATGGGAATGGTATAGGTTTGATTTCCTTTTGATTCAAATTCCATCATAGACGGCATAACGACCCCTAGGCCCGTATGGGACCTAGAGGTCATGACGCGTTATGCGGCGGCGAGATAGTTGACATACGCCGTGCGGTCGGTGAAGACCTCAAAGCCGTAATGTTCCAGGGACGCGGCGATCGCTTCGGCTTGGCCGAGGCTGACATCGCCACTCAACGGAAGGGCAGCGACCACCGGGCGATCCTGATTGCGCAGCGATGCGCTCAGCAGGGCCTTGAGGGTGGACTGGGCTGCCACATCGCCGGTCGACAACGCGTGGGTGTCGATCAGGTAGTGATGGACCATACCCGTGCCTTGGGCACTGGGCAGAACCTGACCGAGCTGATCCTTCAGGTCGTTGATCAGTTCGTTTTGCTTCTGGCGTTCGAGCTGCAGGCTCTCATCGCTCAGACTCGGCACCTGGATCAGCAGAGGCTCAGCGCGATAGTTGCGCGCCTCATCGATCAGTGCGACGGCGTGGCTCTCCAGCGAGGGATGTGCGACCAACTGGGTGTTGGTCTCCTTGCTCTGGACCAGAGACTGTTGGAAACGGTTGGCGTACATTAGGGATCTCCCGTATGAAGGTTTCTTCATACGGTGAGCCTATATTGTCATAAAACGCCTGACGGTTGATTTCAATAAATGGAGAGGCCCTCTGAAAATTTACAGTCATTCCAAAAAATGTGAGGGTCATGTCAACACTCCCTTCACACCGCCGTAACGGAGGAAGGGAGTGGACAGCTTCGGGACTTCGGTCTTACTCGTCGCGAGCGCGACGGTAAGTCAGGAACGTGTCGATCAGCATGTAGGTCATAAACGCTATCAGGCAGAGCACTGACAGCGAAGCTGCACGCAGCGACCACGCTGCCCGAACCCACACGTCGGTGAAACCGGCAGTGCGATCGAAGGTGTCGTAGATGAACCATGCTGACAGGGCCCATGCAGCGATCACCAGGAGCAGCGGGACGTACATGTCGTACAGGTACTTCTTGATGTACTTCTGCATGGCGAACTCCTTAGCGAGCCAGCTTATCCAGCTTGCGGTTGATGGCCTCACAGGCCTTCGGGGCGATCGAGACGATGCAGCACAGGGCAACCAGCTTGAAGAGACTGTTCATTGTAAGGCTCCGGTGTAGGGGAAGGAAGACGTAGTTGTCTTATCACCGGGGTGTTATAGATCTCAAATCCAGTGGAATCCATGTTTTTGCCAGCTAATGATGTGGTACTTTTAGGAACCCCATCATGTCTGACGTCACGATCAAGACAGTCTTTGACACCACGGGTCAGGACGTTGTAATCGACCAGGCCCTACTGAAGCGCATCCATGCGTATCAGACTGGCTTCGTCAATTACAACGCAGACCACGTGGCTTTCTTCGGCGGTAACCTCATGGGCGTGCATGCCATGCGATTCCGCACTACCGACCGCGAACGTTGGTTCAACGACGTGCTGTACATGGATGAACTGGCCGTTGTGGACGGCATCGCGGAAGTCTCCTCGATTGACGCTGCCTGGAAGCGCGCCAACGACGTGATGAACCTGTCCTGCGTGTGGCTGTTGCATGCGATCCAGCGCGCACCCAAGCTCACCGCCAAGGAAAAGGAACAGGGCTGTCTGGATGTCCTGCTGGTGCTGCAGTACAAGTTCCTCGGTTCGCTGATGGCGTGGTATTACCGCTATCCGGCCGATGAAGCCACCATGCAGGCCATGTACGCACGCCTGAACAAGAAGTACGCCCTGAAGAAGGCCGGCAGCTGGTCCAACCTGCTGAACATCCGTGCCCACGAAATCATGCAGCCCAACTCGATTCACCACCGAGCTTACATGGACTTCAACCGGGACAAGGACATCATCTACATGGTGTCTGACATCCAGGGTCGTCTGCGTGAGATCGTCAAGTCGATGACGGCTGTGTTCTACAAGGTTCGTGATGAGGGTGGGCGCATCGGCACCGACAACTCGGTGATCGACATCGACGGCACCATGGTGCTGAAGGACAAGACCCGTAACCATTCCACCATGATCCGCTACGCGCTGACTGTGGTGAGTAACAAGAACTCGTTCGTCCGGCCTGAGCTGGCGCGCATCATCCACGATGCCATGCCCACCAGTTCCCTGAAGTCGTTGACCGAAGCGTTGGAATGGATGTCCTCCAACCACAGCGGTCGTGACCAGGAAAAGATCGACAAGCTGATCAGTGAAACGCTGATCCATGCTTTTGGCGTGATGATGGCCGAGCGCAACCTGGCTACCCACACCACCGATCCGTCGGCCCTGCTGCAACGACTGCGTGCACTGTACACCGCCTCGCGCATGTCTGACCCCACCTTGCTGTTGACCCGAAAGCTCTCTGAAGAAATCGTGTCGATGGCGATTCACTCCCGTAACGCGGCGGCTATCGCAAGCGTCCGGACTGGCGTGCAGCTGTACATCGTGCTGCGTACGCTGGCCATGAACTACTACCAGAGCTGACCATGCATAATCCTCAACGTAAACCGGAGGATTACAGCGCAACCGCCTCGGCGGCGCGCATGCTGAATTCGTTCTGGTACGCAGTGCGTTACTTCATCGGTGTTTGCATTGACTCCGTCCGAGGTCCGGCCACCACCAAAGTCTACGAGGGTTACTCCAAAGACTCGGTGGAAGTGGTACGCCCGTCCGAAGATGGAGAGGGAATCGACTTCTTTGTCACTGCTCGTGAAATCGTGTACTGTACCCACTACACCCGGTGGTGGATTCCCAGTACCAAACACACCGTCTACGAAGTCAGTGGATCGGTGAGCGAGCAGCACCGACATCTGTTCGATCCCCGGTTGTTCGAGCTTGTGACCTACCCGCTGTTGTGCACACCGTTTTTGCGATGGACGCGCTACCCGCACATGTACGCCATCCGGGCGCACTTGTATCGTGTCTTCCCTCGGCCGAATACTCTTCAATACTGAGCGTGAAAGATGACCAATGATGATTGCCTTCCTTTCTCTGGCCCTTGGGAAAAACTCCTGAAGGTTGAGAGCCGCGAGACCCATACTCGCATGGTGCCCCGTCCGTTCTCGGCGGAACTGGCGCGAGTGGTCAAGCTGAAGGTAACTGTGATGTTGGTAAACGATTGCACCCTCTTCCCGTGGATGCAAGGTAAGGAGATGCGAATTGCGCACATCGAGGCTGAAGCCCGTGCGCTCAACGGCAAGGAAGTCACCACGGTAACGTACGCCCCGGCAGATGATGCCAACGGCGTCGAGCTGGCGTATCAGAAAACCCTCAATGCACTGCACAAGGTCGTCTACCCGATGCCCGAGTCGTGCGAGTGGGAAGCCAAGATCCGCCGCGTCGAAGAAGCAATGGCACAATGACATATCGCCCTCCTCCCCGATGATGGGGAGGAGGGCTTTATGCCGTCAGAAGTAACGGTTGTTGGGCAGACCCAACGGACCACGTTGTGCGAAACCACCGGCCTCACGCAGGAACGAGCCAGCGCGTCCCAGAGACGGCAGGTCGTTCTTACGGTCCATGCCCAAGCGGTTCTGCTGGACGGACATCTGGATGCGCTTACGGCGCTCCTCAGAGGCTTGGCGGATCATCTGGTCCACCGACTGGGCGTCCATGTCGTAACGCTGCTCCACGCGACTGGAGAGCACACGCAGGCGGTTTTCGTACTTGTAGGACACCATCTGATCGATCCGCGGATCTTTCAGCACTTCCATGATGGATTCCATTTCCTTCATGGCTTCTTCCTGCATCGCACGGGCGTTGCGCTCTTCTTCGGAAATCGCGCGACCGTTGTACCCCAGGTTGACCAACACCTCGGAGGTGTCGATACCGTAGTAGGACAGGTTCTTGCCCATGGTCGGGAAGTAGTGCGCCATCAGCCACGCAAAGCAATGGTCGTCATGACCGGAGCTTTCATGGTCGATGCGACCGTTCTTTTCCACCAGCTTGCGGATTTCGTTGGACAGCGTTTTGTCACGCACGGTGTGACCGGCGGTCTTGGCAGCATTCTGCAGGACCGTGGTGTACAGCAACAGGCGAGAGTCCTTATTGGTGTTGAAACCAAAGGCGGACTTGCGACGCTCGTAGAAGCTGTCATCGCGCATGTTCATGCTGCGCTGGATGTCGGCAAAGGCCTGCGGATCTTCGCGGTAGTTGTCCACGATCTTGTTGTAGATACGCTTGAACGGATCTTCGCCATGCAGCGGCAGGTGCAGCAGCAGATGGTCGATGATCGCCTGACCGGAAGACTTACGCTCCGGGATCAGGATGGTCTTGCGGTACTTCAACATGAACCACAGCAGGAAGCCAGAGAAGCGCGGCAGGAAGGTTTCGTTGAACGAACCCACACCGGCCGTGGACAGATCGCGCATGTCGGTAATGACCATGGCAATGGCGTCGCGACCCACAGCGTCGGAGGTATCCAGACCGACCGAGTAGTGACCCGAGTCCAGCATCTCCTGAATCTGATCTTCCGGGATGTACCAGCGGATCATGTAGGCATCGGGAGATTCCTCATAATGCAGCGGGTCCATTTCCGAAGAGCGGATGGAGTCGTTCAGCAGAGCCGACAGCGGCGAGCGCTGCGAACCGGAGGTCCACACGTTCAAGAAGTCACGGTCGGCCTCTTCACCGGACACGTTATTCTCGGACATGACCTTGTACAGCCACGCATCGTCACGACCCAGCTGACGGTGGGACATGGTGATGTTCATGATCGGCTTCTTACCACCAGCCGAGTTCTTTTCCACCAGCATGTTCAGGTGACGGATGTTGCGCGCATCGAGGAAGCGCTCGGTCCACACCGTACCGCCCATGATCAGATCGTACATGTAACGACCATCGCGGTCATCGATCTTACCGGCGGTTGTGGTGAAGATATTGCCGTAGGGCTGACGGGCTTCAGCGGCCTGCTCACGTGCCTTGGTACCCGATGCCAGCGCTGCCGGGATGGTGGTACCGATGTGGCTGATGAACGGGCCTTCGTCGACGTGCAGGATCGGGGTGGACAGGCCACGGCCCAGGTTGTTGGCTGCCGTAGCCGAGGAACGACCCACGCCGGTGATGTAGGAGTTGCCGTATTCCTTACAGGTCAGCTCCTTCTGGTTGTTGGCATCTTCCGAAGAGATCTTGAGCATCCACTTGGGGAAATACTCTCGAATGCCCTTTAGTCGCTCGACGTTGAATTGTCGTAGCATGTCATCCTTGGTGATCATCATGATCTTGGTGGAACGTGCCATGATGTACAGCAGGTCCAAGATCAGACAGTCAGTCGAACCGGACTTACCGGTCTGACGGGGCTGAATGTTGGCCGAGTCGATGTGGTTGAAGAAGCACCAGTACAGCGCGATGTTGCCACGATTGGCGTCAAAGCGGATCGGCTCGATACCCGAGTTGGGGGGCAGGCGGGTGATTTCACGGAAGACGAACCAGGGGTTGAATTCAGCTTCCGTGGCAATCCTTGCCATCGTCACCGCATCCAAGCTCTTGTCATGCACATCCACGCCGGACAGCTCAGGCTGCATCAGCGACAGCAGGAAGGCGTGGTTCTTGACGCCCATGTCACGGTACAGCAGAGCCAGATCCTTGAAGGATCGGTTGGTGGTCTGCCGGTCAATATCGGCGCTAGGATAGCGCTGCCAATCTTCTTGGAACAGAATCATGTCATATCTCGCATAGGGAGGAATGCCCCTGCACCTTGCGGTGCAGGGGCATTCGGTTTACGTTTGCGGAGTTTGGTGCATGACCATGCCCGACACGCCCAGCTGCAAATCCGTGGTGGAATTGCGGCGCAGGAAGTGCAGGTAGATCAGGCCACCCTCGCCCACCATCTCGTGAGCGGTGATCAGGGTGTTCCACATCGCGATCGGGAACTCGACCTGATGCTGCCCCACGCGGACCATCACGATGTTCGGCTCCGGCGGCTTGGCCTCGGTAGTCGGATCGTAGATGGGCAGAGTACGGTAGTAAATCAGGTTGAGCCATTCTTCCAGCGTCGAGCAGCCCGAGGACAGATCCAGTTCCCAGTTGCCGGTGTTGATGAAGCGCGAACGCGCCACCACACTGCGACCGTACGGCGGGTCCTGGTTCGGCGAGAAGCCAACGGTCCAGTTGTCCTGTGCCGCATCGTCGCCGCGCGCACGCAGCGTGATCTCGAAGCTCTGGACATGGCGGTAGTTGGCAAAGCGCTGATCGACGTTGCGCAGGTTGATTGCCACGGCAATCTTCTGCGTCACACCATAGAGCAACGGATCGAAGCTGCGCGATTCCGACGTCGGCTGCACCAAGTTGGTGACTTCGTAGAAATCTTCGCGGTCGCCGGTGTACAGGCGGTAGGCCAGACGGTAGCCGACCTGATCGTTGACCCATTCCGGATAGGCGTACAGCTTGACGCTGAAGGCACCATCGAACTTGCCGGTGGTGGCGCTGTACAGCTTGGAAATGGTGCGCTCGGCCGTGGGTTCGGCCAGGTAGTTGTACTCACCATCACCGAGGTGATAGGTCAGCACCAGCGGGATCGACATACCTTCGATGGTGGCGATGAAGTTGTCCAGACCGAAGACGGAGAACTTGGTGCCATCCACCGGCAGGCGCGACTTGGAACCGTCGGAGTAGGTGACCACGCCGTACAGGTTCAGGTTCTCCACCGGCATGTTGATCGGGTAGACCAGCTTGGTCGGGTCCGAGTCGGACAGGAACGGCGACTCCAGCGACACATCGACGATGTACTTCATCGAGGCATCGGTGGTACGGATGATCGCACTGTTCTTGGCGGTGAGGTGATTGACATACAGCGGCTGGTTGTCAGCCGAGTAAGCCACCACCGAGACGATCTCGCCATCGACCAGCTTGGTGTTGGTGTAGCACGGCGCCACGGTCTTGTTGGCGTAGTTCACGCCATTGGGCATGTCGCACAGCATCAACGGCACGTTCTCACCGAGGAAGTTGTGCGCGCTGTCGTAAACGGCGGAGATGACTTCGCCACGTTCACTGACGTCGGTGCCCCGGAAGATCTTGACGTAGCTGGACTTCTCGCCACGGATGTACAGCGCACCGTCCACCGCCAGCGAATGCGGCACAACGCTGTCGTTGATCCACACGCGGAACTGTTCGGACACGGTACCCGGACCATCGCCGATGAGGTAGTCCACACCGGTGCTGGGATTGACCGGCGTTGCTTCCCACGGAACCAGCGAGGAGACGCCCGAGTCCAGGTTCACAGCCACCACGCGGAAGAAGCCTTGGGTGTAATCGATGACCAGGTCATCGATGTTCGGCACATGCCCTTCATCCTTACCAGGAGTGTAGAGCTGGTTGATATTCCAAACACGGAAGCCTTCGCCATCGTGTTTGATCAGAACGGGATTGTCTGCCATGGTAAATCCTTGGTAGAACCCCGGTGGTTTCCCACCGGGGCTATGAGGCCATTAGATCAGCGTTTTCTTGATCGAAAGGAACTGGGTAAGGTCCACACGATCTTGCAAGTAAATGCGAACGGCACGGGAGAGCATGCGCCACTGGTAGATGTCCACCTCGTATTCGATCAGCGCGTTGTGGGCATGGATAGCGATGTAACGCAGATCCAGTCCTTCACGGAAGCACGGGTCGAAGTCGAGCAGGTACTCAAAGCGCTGCAGCACCGCACGCAGTTCGCGATCGCTGTAGTAGCCACGGAAGGCTTCCGTACTCAGACGACCGTTCATCAGGTCATACAGAATCGTGGAGGCAAACGGGCTGTAGATCGGGTACTTGTTGTTGGGGACCATCACCGGGTCTTTGATCTCCGGTTCGGGCAGGCGCAGGTTCAACCAATCGCCCACCGACTTGTCCACCGCCAACGAGCGGTCACGATACACGTAGTCCTCATCATTACCGAGCGAGCGCAGCGGTACGATGATGTTCTCCACGATGTAGGGCGAGCCTTCAGCTTGCGCCGAGACTTGGATGCCCTTGTGCTCTTCGGCAAACTTCAACGCGCTGCGATGATAGGTACGACCGTCAATGACGATACGCTGCACCTTGTCATCGCGGATGTCGTAACGACCATTGCGCGAAAGCATGCCATGCTTGACGAAGCCGTTCTCAGCGGGCGTGTCGCGCTCCAGATTCGAGTTGCAGAAACCGGTACCGCGAACGGTCAGCTTCTGCGAGTTGCCCGGGATCAGGTAACGCTTGTTGCACACCACGATGCGCGGCCACTGGATCACATAGTCCAGTCCCTCGATCATGGCTCGACCGTTGAGCCACAGATCGAGCTTACCCAGCGGGATGTAGAAGATGCCATGGGCTGCACCGGCGGGGAATTCATCCTCGCCGTCGATGTAGAAGTCCAGCAGGCCATTGTCACTGGTCAGCGTACGCTCATACGCCAAGAAGCGTTCATCCGAACGCACGGCGGTGAACCAGCGCGAGGTGTCGTGATACCACACCACCTTGTTGTCAATGATGGTGTAGACCTGATCGTTACCCGTCACATCTTCCCACTGCGTCTGGTCCGGTTTACCGGCCCGGCGCGGGGTGCGATAGAAACGATAGTTGAACTTCGGATCGATGGCGACGTCCACGCCGCCGAAATACGTGGAGGCGGTGTAATTACCCAGACCCACGATTCCTTCCACCAGCGTACAGGCAGTGTTGTAGGGCACGTACTCCGGACCGGTCTTGTGCACGTAGAACCCGAGCAGGACGCCTTGGGCATTGTACTCATAGATCGTGGAGTTCTCCTGCAACCCGTAGGGCAGGGAAACCTGACGACGGCCGTGTACGTTCTTGACCTGCAGCGGCGACTCACCGGCCAGCAGCGATACGGCGTTGTAACCGTAGGCGCTCTGAATCATGGTGCGGTTCAACTGGCTGTACAGCGAATCCATCACACGGATGTAATCGGAGTTCTCCAGATTGACCGCCTTCCACACATCCACCGTCGAGTCGGTACCGTGCATGGCACGGATGATCTCGTTGTGCGGGAGCTTGTACAGCTCCTTGATGCGCGAATGCTCATGGATCAGCGGACGGGAGTAACCGGCATCGCGGATGTGCAAACGTACCGTCAGACCGGCCACCTTACCACCCCATGCGGCACGTGCGTCGGCCAATGCCTGCACATACGGCACAGTGAGCGAGTAATCGCGGTGGGTCAGCTGACGGAAGGCATCATCGCTGTTCTTGTGGTAGTACACCCCCTCAAAGGCTTGGGTGTTCGTACCACGAGTGAACTTGCGCACCAGATAGACGTCGATGTCATCACGGTAGTCGATCATCTCACCCTTGGCCTGCGCTGCGGTGTAATGCAGCAGGTATTTGGCCTTGGCGTCCTTGATCGAGTTGAAGTACAGCAGGTCTTTGATCGGGAACTCCACCACTTGCTTAACGGTGGAATCATAGACGTATTCCAGCACGTCACCAACGGCCACCTGCGTGGGCAGGAAGCTGTCCATGATGACACCGTTGACGTACAGCGTGGTCAAGCCGTGCTTGGCCTGCTGCAGTCGGTATTCGTTCTGGAAGGTCAGCGCTTGGGTCGCACCGGTGACGATGACCGAGTTGGTGTACACGGCCTGGGCTTCACCACGTGCTCGAACCGAATCGAAGTACGCATTGGAGTACAGGCGCAGATACAACGGCTCTTTGTTCAGCGGAGCCAGCTTGGTGTCCTTGACGGCCAGCAGCAGATTGCGCTCCTCGGTGTAAACCACCCAGCACTCAGCGCGATGCAGATGCAGGCCATTGGCCACATAGACATCGGCGACCAAGTTCTCGCTGTTCATCACAGAGGAAAGCTTGCGCCAGACCATCCGGCCCGGAGTCAGCCCCAGCAGTACCGGGTTGACCTGACCGATCTGGTAGACGTGATACAGATCCTGCGCAGTGGGCAGAGGAATGGTGGACCACGAATGATCCACCGTCCCGCGAGCGCCACTGGGGAAACTGATGCGTGCCGGCTTGAGGATCACCTGCAGGTCTTGGGGCGGGTTGCACCATGCGTTGCGAACCGCATGCCCTACGAGGTAATCGTTCGACATGGTTTACATCTCCTGGATGAGCGACGCCACAGCCATGGCGTACTGACGACCCGAACCCTGGCGATCGTAGATCTCCACCAGCTGGGTCATGCGCGAGTTCTTGTAGGAACGGTCATCGACGCTGGCAGCGACCATGGCCATCAGGTACGGCGGGTACTCCAGCGCGATCGCCGACACTTCCTGCGCAGCTGCGCCGAACCATGCCGACTTGGTGAAGGCCACCAGCAGACCCGGACTGAAGTCAGCCATACGCGGGGAGTCCACACGTTCACGAGCTGCCGTGCAGAACTCTTCCATGGACTGCAGTGTGGTCAGGCCACGGCCGGTCTGGATGATGAAGTCTGCCGGCACACGCGTCAGGCGCGCCACACGGGCGCTGGCACGCAGCAGGGTGGATTCGTCGCTGTAGTCCAGCTGGTCGAACTGGGACAGGAACCACAGGCCGGCCAGTGCGGTGAGCACCTGCTGGTGATGCGGGTCCAGATGCTTGTTGCGAACCACAGCCATTGGAATCCAGCCGCAGAAGGTCTGCAGCGGAAGATCGGCCATGCCGAGCATGGCGCGGTTCTCACCCTTGAGCCAAGCCAGCGTCAGCGCAGCACGCAGGATCAGGAATTCGTATTCCATCCGATTGCTGATGACCTGCTCACCGGTCGGGGTAGCGCGCAGGTAGGCGCGCGAATCCACCACGACGATCGTTTCGCCGCGGAAGTCCGTCACCAGCGGATGGTAGAAGGGGTCAATACCCTTAAAGTATGAAGGGATGGTATAAATCCCTTTCAAGGGGTGTCCCTTGGGGGTAGCAGCTTGCTTCAGATCACCCGTCACCAGTGCCTGCTTGACCTGCATGGTAACATGCTTGATGGCGCTCTGATAACCGGAACCGGCAGTGGTGTCGTAAGGGGTTTTGAGGTACATGGCTACTCACCGTTTTAAAAGTTGATGTGTTTCGCAGCTGCAGCTGTGAAGCCACTGTGCATCATTTTCTGAAGTAATTATTATGATGCGCGGCATCACTCCATTTTGCTATAGCATAAGCCAGCCAAAATCTCGACCAGACCGCTTAGGCGTATGGATACGACATGGCGGTTTTGGTTCACAGGTCGTACAGTTCCTAGGAGCTTGAATTCATGAACGCAATCAACAACGCCTTCCCGCGTGCCGTTATCCTGGGCATCCAGGATCTGAGCGGCACGACCCCGGTGTATGAGACCACCCCGGTCCCGACGCACCTGCCGCTGTGCTACATCTACGCACAGTGGGGTTCGGAAGACACCCTGCTGCTGAGCGGTGACGCCATCGTCGATACGTACGGTGCCGACACCTTCAATGTGCGCAAGCCGTACTACAACCACGCAACGGCCTTCCTGGACGTGTTCCGCGCCCGCCAGACCGTGCAGACCAAGCGCATCGTGCCGGCGGATGCAACCACCGCGCGCCTGCTGCTGTCGCTGGACATCGTGGCCGAAGAGATCCCGCTGTATGAGCGTATGCCCGATGGCTCGTTCAAGCGCGATCAGGCCGGCAACAAGATCCCGACCGGCACCAAGATCGCTGGCTACAAGGCCCGCTGGGTGCTCAACGACTGGAAGGTCACCCTGACCGAAGACTCCGCCTTCGGCGCGATGACCCAGAAGGTTGGCGGTATCGTCTCCTCGACCGATGAGCAGTCGATCCAGTACCCGATCCTGGACCTGCAGGTTCCGTTCCGTGGCGCACGCGGCAACAACTTCGGCCTGCGCTTCTGGGCGCCGACCACCTCCAGCGCCGACGCGCTCAACGACAGCCTGGTCGAGCAGATCAAGGCGTACCTGTACCGCGTCCAGCTCACCACCCGCGCCGATGCCAACAGCACCAGCCAGCAGGTGGAAACCCTGGGTGGCGCGCAGTACCTGGACATGACCCTGAAACCCGACCAGGTCGCAGCGGGCACCGACCAGCTGCTGTCCATCGAAGACGTGCTGCTGCCGGGCTACGAGAACATCGGCACCCCGGGCGTTCCGAACCAGTACGGTCCGTTCCACAAGCTGAAGGTCTACGAGGACAACCTCGAAGCAGTCCTGGCGATGGTCGGCGAAGCCGAAGCGCCGCAGGGCATCCTGCATCCGGACGTGCTGACCATCGACGAAGACAGCGAGTGGCTGCACCTGGTCAACATCTTCAGCGCGACCAACACCGATGGCGTTCCCTACGCGGCCTTCCAGCTGCTGGGCCCGGCCGACGGCGGCGTGCTGCTGAACGAGAACAGCACCCTGTACGCTGCCGGTGGTAGCGACGGCACCATGTCGGCGCCTGCCTTCGACACCGCCGTGCGTGAAGAGTTCAACAAGTGGGCCAGCCCGAGCTACCCGCTGCATGACCCCTTCCGCTACCCGGTCTCGGCCGTGTGGGACCCGGGCTACAGCCTGGAAACCAAGAAGGCCATGTTCAACGTGCTCAAGCGCCCGGACATCGGCCTGGTCGTTGCCACGCAGGACGTGGCCCTGCCGCAGAACACCGACAGCGCCGATGACTCGATGGCCGTCGCCCTGCGCGCCGTGGCCGCCGGTTACCCGGAGTCGGTCTTCTACGGCACCAAGGTTGCTCGCGTGATGATCCATGCCCAGTCGGGCGTGCTCATCAGCAACCCGTACAAGAAGCTGCTGCCGCTGTCCTATCAGCTGGCCGTGAAGACTTCGGACTACATGGGCGCTGCCACCGGCACCTGGAACGAGGCGCTGGCCTACGACCAGGAAGGCAACAAGCGCGTGACGCTGTTCCGCGACATCAACAACACCTGGCGCCCGGCCAACGCGCGCAAGCAGGACTGGGAGAACGGCCTGATCTGGGTGCAGTCCTTCGATCACATGTCGTACTTCTACCCCGCCGTGCAGACCGCCTACGACGACGACAGCTCCGTGCTGAACTCCTCGATCAACATGTGGGTGGCCATCGAAGGTGTGAAGGCCTGCCTGCGCAGCTGGCGCGCCATCACCGGCAACAGCAAGCTGACCGAGGACCAGGTTGTCAAGGAACTCAACGGCTTCCTGGAAGACGACATGCGCACCTCCCGCTTCGGCAACCGCTTCACGATCGTGCCGCAGTCCTTCTACACGAAGGCTGACTCGCAGCGTGGCTACAGCTACAGCTGCAAGTTGCACATCTACGCGCCGAACATGGTGACCGTGGGCCAGTACACCGTGGCCATGCACCGCAAGTCGGACCTGGAGACGAGCGCGGCTTAATGCCGCGCTCCATTCAGATCCCTCATCAACAGTTTCACTGAGGAGATAACGCCATGGCGCGTTTGAAAGACACCCTGCTGAGTCAGCAGGCGTATGGCCAGAAGGTCACTGCGCCGATGGTTGACCTGAACAAGGGCGGCCAGCATGGTGCGTCGGTGCACTTCGACAGCTACCTGTCGTCCACCGCGTACGTTCGCAAGAACCTGATCGCCGTCGTGCTCGAAGCCCCGCGTGGCTTCCGCCTGATGGACCAGCCGTCCAAGTGGATCGAAGCCCTCAAGGCTCTGGTCGAGGTGCAGCCGCTGACCATCGAAGGTCTGCAGGGCGGCCTGAACGTCGACACCGTCGAAACCAACTTCGGCGGCGGCGGCGAAGTGCAGGAAGATCCGTCGAACGTGACTCGTACGCGTTCGCAGGTCTCCTTCACCTGGAAGGACCGTTACGGCAAGCCGATCTCGCACTTCCTGCGCGAGTGGATCATCAACCTGATCATGGACCCGATCACCAAGGCCCCGGCCGTGGTGTCCCGTGGTTCGGCTGCTCCGACCGATCTGCTGCCGGACTTCTACGGCATGTCCGTGCTGTTCTTCGAGCCCGATCCGACCTGCACCAAGGTGCTGGAAGCCTGGCTCGGCACGAACATGTTCCCGAAGTCCACCGGCGACATCACCGGCCGTCGCGACATGTCGCAGGCTGGCGAAGGCTCCGAGCTGAACATCGAGTTCACCGGCATCTACCAGCACGGCTACGGCGTGCGTCAGCTGGCCCAGGCCATCTACGACCGCATGAACCTGACTGGTCTCGACCCGAACCGCCAGAAGGCATTCCTGGACGGCGTGGACGCGGACGTGGCGCCGTACAACTCCGGTTACGCCGGTGGCCTGGACAAGGTCGCAGGCGAGCTGGTCTGATCAATCCAAGGCCGCTACCCTTGGACCGTGGTGTGGGGCCCCTTCGGGGGCCCCACTCCTTTTATGCCGTCAACCCAAAAAAGAAAGGGCATACACCCCTCCTCCCGTAATGGGAGGAGGGGAATGTACTTATGCCGGTTCGGGTTCAGCGTCACGCTTTCGGACGGTTGCCGTGAGCGTGTACCACGTGACCGGATGGAACCAGCCGCGCAGCGGATGATCGGCAGGAATGACCACCGCCAACGGTTGATCCAGCGATTCCAGATCAGCGGAGATGGTGATGGCGGCCGTGTAGCCGAGTTCGTCAGACTGCTTGAAGGTGCCCACTTCCGGTTTGAGCGGAATGCCGTGCGAACCGACGTCGATGGCCAGCAGGTCGAGCGCAACCCGGTCCTCGATCGTCGGTGTGGTGGCGCGATCGCCGAGGAAGAACTGCACTCGGCCGAAGCCGGCGATGTCCGTACCGAGCGTCACCAGCTTGCGTTCACCCATCTGGATAACACGCAGGTCGAACTCGTTGTACAGATGCTCTTTGCACTGACGACCTTCGATCAGATCCAGCAGGCGTTCGGGCACCAGTACCGTCAGGCGTTCAGCAGAGCCATCAGCGGGTCGCCAGTGTGGAAGTCCTCCACTTTCGGCCGCTTCGGGGGAATTATCAATGCGGGTAATTCGTAGGTCGGCCATTCCGGGTCCTTGGTCACAGAGAGAAGATCGAGGGGATTGCTATCGTGCAAGAAGCGCATGAACTGGAAGACGTACTCCAGCATGGGCGTCCACGGGGAATTCTTCTGCGGATGTTCGTCGGGGAGATTGTTGCGCAGCATGCACGCATAATCATCCAGTTTCACCGAACCGCGGTGCTTACCTTCGTTGAGGAAGGTACGGAAGTCAGACACGCTGGCCTTTTCCACACGCGGGTTCATGTCCCACCACATCCACATCAGGTACGGGATTTCGGTGGTCCAGAACTTACGGAAGCGTCGTGCACCCAATGCCGACTGCAGCTCGCCCAACGCCATGCCCTTGGCTTGGGTATGGTCGTTGAAGCGCAGTCGCTTCATCAGATGCTCAGCGGCCGGACGCACCAAGGTGCAGTGGTACGGACGCAGTGCCACGTTGGTGAAAGTTCCCTGCGGGATCACTTTGGCGGCGAACTCAAAGAAATCCGACGACGTGAAGATGGCATAGCGCAACAGCATCTTGCGAATGCGATGCGGGAACAGATCACGATACATCGCCACTGCCTGTGCGATCAGCGGTTGCGAGATGTGCATGTCGAAACGTTCGGCCAGGGTCTTTTGGATGAACTCGTTATTGACGTAGAGCCCAGCCATAAAACCGATCAAGTACATCTCACTCTCTTGCAGTTCGTGGACTGCTTCCTTCATCTGCACAGACACAAAAAATTCCTTGTAAGGGATGGGGGCTGCAAAACGCAGCCCCCAATGGTTTAGATCACCGGCCCGGACGTGTCGTCCGAATCGGGTGCAGCTTCCAGCGGTCGCAGCAGCGAACCGGGTTCGGGGGTACCCAGCACGCTCTGTGCGCGCTGGATCATTTCGTCCATGCTGTAGGACACCGACTCCATCTCGGAGTTGACGCCGTAGACACTGGAGGACGGATGACCGTCCTTGACGCCCATCCACTGGAACAGGACGTACTCACCCGGGATCAGGAAGGAGATGCGCGGTGCCGGCTCGAGATCCTCGGGACTCTGGCCCTCGATCAGTTGCGGAGCCACGTAGGACGGGTCGGGGTAGGAGACCAGATGCTCCAGATCGACCAGTTCATCTTCCATCGTGTTGGTGAACTGGTTGTGCACGGTGGCGTACAGGTCCCAGTTACCATGGGTACCTTCCAGGAACACCCGGCCTTCCAGCTCGTTGATGATCACCACATGCACGCCGGTGACCTGGCTGATGTGCTGCATGAACGCACGCAGATCGGTGACACGGAAGGGCAGGGTGTTGGCAAGGCCTTGGATAGCGATGTTCATGTGTGGTCTTCAACCTTGACGTTGCGGAGTTGTTGTGCGATGAGTGACTCTTCGTCATCGCGCGTGCTGGCTTTCCAGCGGCCCTGATCGTCCACGCTATAGCGCGTGAACTGGACATCGGTGTCACTACATCCGATCAGGTAGAGGTGTGCGATTTCACCTTCACGGAGATGCTCCGCGAGGATTTCATCGACGCAGCACAGTTCCATCCCACGATCAAAGTGGGTGAACCACGTCCCATCACGCGTGGTCAGACGTACGGTATCGCGATGATCGTCGACCACGTGGATGAGGATGTTCGGATACAGCGACAGCGCCGCGCGGAACGCGGAGATGTCACGGACACGGAACTGCGAGGTGCGCGTCATGGTCGAGTAATCGGGCATGATGCGATCGTTGTTGATGTTGACAGCCATGGAAGGCTCTCCTGTTACTCGACCGAAGGGCTCAGAAGTTTCCTGAGGTTTTCAAGTTGTTTCTGGGTGGCGATCATGAGGTACTTACCCCTCACTTCAACACGGCGCACGTTACAGCCGCGAATGGACACGGCCAGCACGTCGCTGTAGCTGAGACCCGAACGCAGGGTTTGGACCACTGCGTCGAAGTTATCGCGACTGCAGTGGCCGACTTCGCCAGCTGCAGTGAGCACGGTACCCGAATTGGATACTTCCGTGTTCAGAAAGGCGATGTCGCCAATCTGGCGATCAAGGGTTCCGGGGATCGTGCTGTTCATAGCCCGCCATCTTGTTGAGTTTGTTGACCACCTTCCAGGCCGTGTCTTCGTTACCGTAGCTGCCCTTGCAGCTGCCGGTGGCCTGGTTGATGATGTCCGACTGCAGTCCGTTGGGACGGACCGTGTAACCGCCCTTGGCCGGACGGCGGAATGCTTCGGCCATCTGACGTGCATCGGCCGGGTCATCCTGCGAGGTGACGTAGCGGCCGTTGACGTAGATGTCCAGGCGCTCAACTTCACCGGTGGATTGATCGACGACTTCCTTGTAGCGGACGTCGTTCTTGGGGGGATTGATAGAACCTTTCTTCGGCATGATGTTGATCTCAGCGCATACGCGCAATGGCGGCCGTAGCGGCAGCGTTGTTCAGCTTGAGGTGTTTGGCTGCAATTGCCGCCGGGACGATCTCGCCCAGCGACAGCGTGTAGTCAAGTCCGTCGAACTTACGTTCATCACGGAGGTTGACATTGATCAGGTTGTTGTGGCGATACCACGTAACCTGCACGGGCGTGTCCGTGCCAGTCAGGTGGATATGCACCATAGCTGCTGCCGGTAACGAGGTAAACACGTCATCGACCTTCAGCTTGCTCAGCTCAGGCAGTTTCTTCAGGCAGCGTGCGATCTCCGCACGGACTGCTTCGTGGACTCGTTCGCTGAGCGTCTTTGCGGTGTTGGAGGCTTTGCTCATTGAAACTCACCGTAGTACGTAAAGGGGATGTCCAGCTTCTTGCACAGCATCTCAAAAAGCTCGACAAGGATCAGGCGGTGGCAGAAGCATCCGGGGTCGCAATAACACCCGATGGCTACCCAGCCGTCTTGGCGCAGGAACTCTTCCCACGCAGCCCGATGGTCGATCCAACTCTGACGCATCTTGGCCAAGTAAACGTCACGGTACTCCTGATCGGAGACAGTGCCGTTCTTGTGTCCCATGACGATGTCCCAGGTCGGAGCGAACAGCAGAGACTTCCCTTTGACGGTAGAGTCCACCACGGTGATGCCTGCTCGCTGAGCTTGGTAGCCGAGTTGCCTACCCAGCTTGATAGTAAACAGTTCCACTGTCCGCTCCTATTGGTTATTCGTCGTCGTCTTCGACCGGCAGTTCCGGTTCGGGGGCACCGTCATCATCTTCATCCTCGACAGAGAGAACGTCGACTTCTTCCACCAGCACCGGCTGACGGAAGCCGCCACCCATACCCAGCGTACGCGCCGAGTCCTGGAAGTCGGTGACCATGTCTTCGAAACTGCTGTGCATCGTCTCGCCGCTATTGTCGATAGCGACCAAGGAAACATCCGAGTGCGCGGCGTCATCGATATTGGTGGAGACGACGACGGCAATCTCGTTTTGCGGCAGGTGCGACGAAATCAGATCCGGAAGATCCACCTCGTCGGGCCAGTTACCGCTTTCGGCATACAGGCGAACCATCTGCCGACCCTCCACCGTCTCTTCAGACATGGAGATGTTGTCCACACCGGTCGGCAGTGAGTCGACCTGACGGATGAACTCGTCCAGATCTTCCACCGGGAACGGCAGGGTGTGCGATGCCCTCAAGGGGCCACGGCTGTGCGGCATGCGCAGAGTCCTTCGACTAAAATGATAAGGGGTCAGTAGCGGACTCCGCTCCCGAAGGAGCGGAGTCCGACAGGCCGGCGCTGGTGAATTACAGCAGGGAATCGGCCAGGCGCTTGCCGTAGTCGCCGACCTTCTTCAGGTCGCCGCGGCTGTTGGTCGAACCGAAGGAACGGTACTTGCCACGGATGGCGCCGTTGACCACGGTGGTTTCGCCGGTGGCCGGGTTGCGGTTGCTGGTCTCGCGGCTCAGCACGGCCGACACCTGGTCGCGGCCGTTGTTGACCACGATGGACACTTCCTTCAGCTCCGGGTGCTTGGCCAGGTGCGGCACGCCCAGTTCCACCAGGGTCAGGTGGGCGGCGCTGGTGAAGTGGCTGTTGTAGTCCTGCTGCTTCTTCTGCTCGGCAGCGGAGTTGCCGCCGGCGTCCAGCAGGGCGGTAGCCGCGTCCTTGTTGATGGTCAGCGAGCCGCTGGCATCGACAGTGGCGTGGCTCTTCATGACGTCGGCCAGCTTGCCGATTGCATCGTTGACGTCCAGGCTTTCGCGGGTGACGACTTCTTTCTTGCTCATGGGTGCGATTCTCGTGGTTCGTTGCGGAAATGTGTGCGGGCGTTACCGCATACCAGCAGGTAGCGGTTTATTTTTTCACCCAGATGTTGACGCGGTGTTTACAGCAGATCTGCCGCAGCTATTATCAATAGCCTTGACTCATGGATGATGTGTGTCCCAAGTTTTTTTGAATCTACTCTGCGGCCAGCACTTCGCTCAGCTTGTTGATAGCCATATCGACGTTGCTGATCGCCGTAGCGATGAACAGGGCATCATCGTCAGTGAGGGCGCCCTCCTGCGACTTGCGCCGATAGTGCTTGAGCGCATCTTCCTGATGGTTGAGCACCCGGGTTACCGAGACCAGCTTCTCGAGGTTTACTGCATCGGCAGGCGGCTTCATCCCGGCGTTGACGAGCGCACTATGCATGCGCACGCAGACCTTCATCATCTTGATCTTGTCGATCGTGGAATGGAACAGCAGCTGACACAGCTCGGCTTGCTGCTTTTCACCGAGAGCGGAAAATACTCCAGACATGTTTACCTCATCAGATCGCGGAAGGATTTCATTGCGGCGTTGGCCTTACTGGTCGAGCGATCCAGATCGTTCAAGTCGCTGGCACTGAACTGCTGATGGGCCGTGAGCATCTTCAGGTTACGTACCCACTCCAGCTCGGTGTTGACCTGCGCGATAAACACACGGGCCTTCCCACGTCGCAGTAACGGAACGCGACCGATGAACAGACACAGGTCCATCATGCCATGCATGGCTTCCAATGCGACGAGCGTGTTCTCAAACAACATCAGGTGGAGTTTGGTCTGCTCATCCTCGTTGAGCTTACCGAAACGCTCAGCGACCATTGCCCAGACCCCCGATGTTGATCATCTTGGAGTTGCGATGCTGGGTCATCAGCGTGATGTTGGTATCCAACTGTTCCATGCAGCGACGTACCGTGGCTGCCGACTCGCGGATGAAGAGCATCTGCTGCAGGCTCAGCACGGTTTTGCTATCCAGCAGCGGTCGCAGTACATCTGCCTGTGCACGCAGCACGTTGACGTTGGCATCGACCATCTCGGCAAACGGCTTGTGGTTGAAGCCGTCCTTGAGATGCTCGGCACGCTCGATCACTTTCTCAGCCGACTGGATCAGGGTGACGATGGCCTCGAAGTGGATCTTCTGCTCTTCAAGCGGGGTTCGTTGCTTTTCCATAAATCTCCGGATGACTGAAGTGGAAGTAACGCACGCGTTGTGAGAAAGGTTGGTGCGGCGCTACGACATACCCCAGTCGTTCATACAGCTTGCGGGCCAGCAAGTTATTGGGCTTGACATCCAGCCATGTGGGCTGGAGTAGGCGAATAACGAACTGGGCAATTCCGTTACCCCGGAACGCAGGGTTGACATAGAGCATGGCCAGATAGCGCTGCTCCATATCGAAACAGACAAACCCGGCCAGGCGCCCTTCGAAGATGATGGCGAAAGGAGCCCAGCGACCGAGCATGTTTGCCGGCACGCAGAGCACGTCGCGATCAACGTCGTCGCTCTCGAGCATCATTTCCTGAGCCAGGTATTGGTAGAGCGCGTCCGTCTGGAAATGTTGCAGCGTGATCATGCCGGCTTCTGATGCAGTTCAGGGAAGATATTCTCACTCAGCTCGGCCTGACGGAAGTTCATCAGGTCAAACTGTTCCTGCAGTCCAGCATGCGTGGTCACGCCCATGATGCGGTTTTCCACCCGGTCCATCCACTGATGTGCATCAAACAGCGCCTGCGTCTGCTCACCCGTCAGGCGATCCTTCAGGGTCTGAAGAGTCATGATCAGCGAGCCGCGAACGTACTGCAGTTCACGCATTACCCAGCCGCGCGCAAAGTCCACGCCCAGTACCGCGGGCGGGATCTTGCCGGTCTGATCTTCGTCGGGCATGCGCGGGGATTCGATCTCGCGCAACTGATACTGGAAGCCAGCCAGTTCGCCGTCGATCTCGTGACGGATGCGTCGCAGCTGCTTGTAGCTGTTGGACGTGCGCGCTCGAATCAACTGAGTGGCGATGAAGCGCACCAGATCGGCCAGAATGAAGAAATGGCGATGGAGTCGGGCGTCGTACTGATGGGTCAGGCTTATCGCCGACTGATAGATGGTATCCAGTTCTTTGACAAACTTGCCATGGTACTCTGCGATGTTGAGCACTTCGTTGACGTTGTAAATCTCCGGGCTGAACCCGACGATCTCGAAGTTGATCTGAGTAGCCTGTTCGACCGACCCACGGTACGTGTTGATCACCTGCAGGAAGTCCTTGTAGGCTTCGGCGAACATGGCCTTGTTTTGGATGGTGGCGATTTCCTTCATTTCGGTCTTGATGACCGTAATGAAATTCTGCGCTGCACTGATGGCCTGGATGTATTCCGGACTATCGTTAGCCGGATCGATCACGACCGTCTGCAGATGCAGTTCCAGCGGGGTGATGCAGTCACTGACCACCTCTCGCAACCACATGCGGAAGTTCATGATGGGATCTTCGTCATTGACCCCACCTGCGATCGGCGCCAAGGCCGGGACTTGCAGCAGCTTGATCTTTTCTTTGTCGGACATGTCGTTACCTTTTCAGCAGTGGGCATAACAGGCAGGGGGAACCTGCCTGTATGCGCTTGTATGACGTCAGGAGGCGTACCCGTTCAGGGCAGCGGGCAGAGTGGCCAGTTTGGTCTCGTAGACCGTACGGGCGCGCTTGAGAGCCATCTGGACGTCGTTGCCCTGGTCGTACAGGTGGCAGGCAACGAGGAAGTGTCCATGGGCAGTGACCAAGCCCAGCTTGCCGGTCAGTTCCGGCAGGTAGGTCTTGAGCAGTCGGCCGTAGTCACGCAGCTTGACATCCGGCTTGCCGGAGGTGCTCTGGATGAGGCGGTCGATACGGTCCAGCTGGCCGAGGTAGGTGGATGTGTGGGCATCTTTCTGGACACGGTCGCGGTACTTGATGTACAGCTCGACAATCTCGGTACGAGTCATGCTGCGTTCTTCTCCTGAGTCAATTGTGGGTACAGCATCGGGATTTCAGCTACGAACTGATCCAAGTTACGCAGGTTGCGCAACAAGATCGCTTGCAGCTGGGCGCCGGAGATGGAATCGAACTCTCCGGCAGGGATGGCAACATCAGGCGCAAAGCGCTGGATGTAGCTGACGATCGACTCATGGTTGAGATGGTCGATCAGGTACTTCTCATCGATACGACCCGGCCGCAGCATGGTCTCATCGATGTCGGCTATGGCATTGGTCGAGAAGATGATGATGCAACCATCCAGACCGGCCACGCCGTCAAAGCTGTTGAGGACACCGGACAGCGTCAGGGGGCTCATCAGGTCAGCCAGCGATTGGCCGATACCCTGATCGCTCTGCGGCGCAGGAGTGAGCTGTTCAGAGTCATACGGCGCGACAGGCGCATCAGCGACCGGGCGAGCCTTCTTGGACTTGGCGCCCTTGTGGATATTCTTGCGCGCACGCAGGGCCGAGGCCGAATCGAAGTCTTCCACCAGCAGGATCGAATCGCTGGGAATGGAAGAGACTGCCTTCTCCAGCGAAGTGTCCGTCATCAGGGCCAGATTGAACTGGTAGATGGAACGGTTCAGCAATCCAGCCAGCGCTCGGGCCAGACTGGTCTTACCCGTACCGGTCGGCCCATGGAACAGCAAGGACAGCTTGTAGGAGATGCCGCGTTCCTCATACCACTGCCGACTGCCTTCGAACTCACGGATGCGCTCGAGGATTTCATCGGCCAGTCCGTTGTTGAGCAGGACCGTGGACATGGGACGACGTGCAATGGCACCGTTGTGCTGCCAGCCTTCACTGCTGTAGGTGTGACGCATGATGCGTTCCGGATCGGGCTTGTAGCTGATCATGTCCACCAGTTCACGCAGCGGTGCATGTTTACGACCGAAGGTGGTGACGATGATGCTGCGCTTGATCTCGTTGATTGCACCCTCACGGATGGAGGTCACCTTGGCCCAGAACAACCGCCGGCCCACGAAGAAGAAGTGCGTGCCGTCACCGGGACCAACGTAGGTGCAGCTGCTGTACACCCGCATGCCGTTACGGCGCTGTTCGTTACGCCAGCCGCCATTCATCATCAGGCTGCGCGAGAAGCGCGCACTGGGCTGGGCAAACAGCCACGTGCAGAAGTTGTCGAAGGACTGCTGGTTGGTACCCACACTCTCGTTGTGGATTTCCAGATACGTGGTGCTCTGGTGCTTGATCCATCCAAACACCTTCGTGGGAATATCGCGCAGCGCCCAGCTCAGCACCGCCAGACCCCATGCCGAGACGGCGAAGCCTACTGCGGGGTGTTCTTTGGTGAACGCCATGAATTGTGCGGCAGTTGCTTCAAGGTGAGCAATCACGTCAGTGTCTCGTTAGAGGGTACATACGAGTAATATGTGGATGAAAAAATTACCAACGGCATAACAACTCCTGCTCCCGGTGAGGGGAGCAGGAGCTATGTCACCATGTGGCGGAGATGGGTCGACGCGACTCAGCCGAGAGGGAAAGCTGACGGCGAGTGGTGTATTCCTTCTCACTGATCTGGGTCAAATCCAGCGTGTTGCGACCAGCCACGCCATTGGCGGTGTCAAAGTCACGAACGCGCGCTACCCAGCAGCCCGGTGCGATGTGATGCTGCTTGTCCAGGAACAGACCATCGGGATGGGTGACCTTCACCCAGATCTCCACGGTGGTTTGCTTCTTACCACGCACATGGACCTGCACGGAGGATTCCAGATAGAACTCGCCAAAGACCACCGGCTTGAAATGCGAGGTGTCTTTGTCGGTGGTGACCAACCAGTGTTCATCCGAGTCCGGGCCACGGGGCACCAACTGCTCGCTGGGGAACAGGGCGACCTTGTAGGGAATGCCGTAGATCGTCCAGCCACCATTCCACTTGACGGTTTTATCGCCTGAGTAGTAGGACTGGTTCAGATCGTTACCGTATTCCCACAGGATGCTCGAGTAGCCGTACATGCAGGCCACCAGTGATGGGGCCACGCACACACGGGCCACGGAGCGATCCTCTTTGTGCGCCGCCCGGCGAGTGACATTGGGCGTGAACACCTTGATGTTGGCATCCTTGCTGATGTGCAGCAAATGCTCCTGACCCAGGATCGCCGGCGTTACGATACGCACCTTCTTACGCAGATCCGGTGCATGCAGAGAAAAGAAGTTCTCAAGGAGCGAAGTGTCAGGAGTGGTGTCCATGATGGGCTTTGTTGTAGGATGGAACAGACATACGATGGGCATAAAACCCCTCCCCGTGAAGGGAGGGGCGGTATGCCTTACCAACGTGCCGACGGCGGGCGAACCACCGGCTGACGATCGGGGATCATCAGACCTTCGCTGCTCATCTTCCAACCCAGCGCACAGGTCACTTCATCGACCATGCGGGTGTCAGATTCAAAGCCTGCAGCCATCTGCATTTGCATCTGCTGGCGACGGATCTCTTCCAGCATCGGCGGTACCACGTCGGTGGAGCCGAACGACTCCAGACCCGGCGCGAACCACTTCTTCGCTACCGAGATGCCCGGTTCGAGCACCCAGTCGAAGGTGATGATGGTTTTCAGATCCTTCAGCGTGCGACCGCCTTGGACGGTGTTCTCGGTGAACGAACGGATCGAGAACGC